ATCTCACCGAGTTCAAGAAGACCATAATATCGATCAAGACCACGCTCATCGTAATAAAGACGAATTTCCACATCTTTGTTCTCCTTGCTCAAACGAGACTTAGCAGTTTTTGCCTTGATGATATTACCTACCACTTCTGTCCCATCCTTCTCTTTCTTCTTGCTGAGATAGATGATAGTGGAAGCAGCATACTTAAGACCAGAACCGCCACCCATTTCCTTTGTGGGGACGTAAGCACCGATAACATCATAAGTGTGGTTGGTAACAATCATAGGGATGTTTGCTTGACCCAACTTAAGAGTGAGCATACGGAACGCACCTTTGACAAGTTGAGATTTGGTCATGTCTCTAACTTGCTTCTCGTTGAGAGCGTCTGTAATCTCCTTCTCCGTGGATAGCATTCCAAGAGAGTCTAGCACAAACATGCATGGTTTGCGCTCATCTTCAGGCGCTTTGAGATACATATCAACTGCCTTAAGTGCTTTACTTCGGAACTCTTCGATAGTTACAACATTTACTACGACAACCCTAGAGAGGTCGATTCCACGACTTGCGAGAAGAGACTTGTTAACAGCGGCTTCAGTGTCAAAATATAGACAATACCCATCAGGATTAGAATCCAAGAAGTTCTTGACAACGGCGAGACTGAAAAAAGTTTTTCCAGTGCTAGACTCGCCAGCAATGGCAGTAATCTTATTCCCAGATACACCACCAAATACACTGCCTGAAACGAGTCCGTTAAAAATGTACGAACCCGTATCCACATATTTTTCAGTCTCGTCAATATCGGCAGCGAGTTGTGTGTATTCATCACCAATCTCTTTTACAATATCTTTTAAAAAATCCATTAGATCACAAATCCAAACTGTTCACGGGCAATTTTTTTGTAAGCACCTCCAGGATACTGCTCACGAATTTCTTTCATCAACTTTAGTTTTTGATAGAGAGAAGTATCACCACCAAGGCGAAGGGCACTAACAATAGTGCCAAGTTCTTTATCATCAATAGGTAGTTCCATCAGGCAAAAAATAGTTCAAGGTTTACTGTTTTCTCAACACTCCATCCGATAGCGGTGAGAATAGTTTTTAATGGTTCAACAAAACTCTTTTCAAATTGTAGGTTGTAGTCAATATACTTGTCAAGTTCTAGTTCTTTAGGAAACTCTTGTATAAAAGAGATTACATTTTCATGAAGTGGGTTTGGTTCCTTCAAATAACAGAACTTGATCTTCTCACCATTTTGAATGAGTGAATATTTATTAGTAAGTTTCTTCTCTCTAATGTAATGATTATAGAGAAGAGCACCACGACAATGGATGGGTGTTCCTTTTGTATAGATCATTGCCTTGTCATGATATTTGTTGACATTAGATACTGATCTAGGGAACGCAATTTGTTCTGGTGGTAGTTTTTTAAACTCGGAACGACAGTTATCAATAAACTCAATAACATCTTCTTCAGTTCCGTTCATCATCAGTTTGAGACCATCCTTAATCATCTTACGGCAAGGCGCAGGAGTAGATGATTTGACTGCCTCAATACCCATCATCTTGAGTTTAGGTTCTTCATACCGAACACCTTCACTATCCCATACATTAAGAATGTATCGCTTCTTAGCAGTCCAAATACCACGTTCAGCAATATTCTCTCGCTTCATGACCATTTTTTGATCATAAGCATTTACATAGGTTGCCAATTCTTGGTAAGAACTTTCAATATAATCTTCAAATTCCACCTCACACACTTTATTAAGGAACGAAACGACGCCTTCAGTAGTTTTTTCTCTTCCTTGGTATACACGGTCAACAAAAGGACCCATGTTGAGATAGATAGAATCAGTATCAGAAGCAATAACATAATCTTCGCCTTCAGTCTTCAATATTTTATTTAAGTATTGATTCATTCGGTTTTCAATCCAACGAATACTAACTTGACCCGACAGAGTAATTGCTTCTGCATTAGCAAGTTTATAATATCTAAAGTATTGATTACCAATAGCACCATAAGCAGAGTTCAGTTGAATCTTCCGCGCCATTTGTATGTTGTTGCACCTCGCAATTTCCTTCTCCAACTCCTTAGTAGGTGTCTTTTCCCACGCTTTCTTCGCCGTGAGCATCTTCCCCTTAAAAATTTTACGCTCATTGTAAATCTTCTCCATTAGTTCAGGTAAAAATCCACGAACATCTTTACGATACATGGATCCATTTGCACAGACAGCATAGTCCTTATACATCTCAAAAGTGACCTGTTGATTTAGAATCCTCTCGACGGTTGCTGAAGGATGTCGAGTATCTTGTAAGGTCTCTGGGGAGATGTTGTATTGCATGATAAGATGAGGGTAGAGACTGTTAAGGTCAAAACTAACCACCCAATCATACTTTCCAGGAATCGGTTCCTTGACATAAGCACCTGCGTACTTCTCATTCTTGTCAGACTTCTCTTTAGGAGGAATAACAATACCCCTTCCTTTTAAGTAGTTATAAATGATAGTATCCCACATACGAACTTGATAGAACACATCTTCATAATTAACCTTAGCGTCATATGCTAGTGTCAATGCAAGTTCAATAAGTTTCATCTTGTCTTCCAATCGGTCAACAAGTTCCACGTCAATTATATTATATTCTACAAACTTCTGCCACCCATTGGTGTAAAAATCTTTAAAAGTATTGAACTCACTGTGATCCAACTTCTTCTGTCCAAGTTCCACACTCGCAATATAGTCCAGACGATAAGACTCTTGCGCTTTATAAGTAAACTTCTTATAAAGATCAAGATAATCTAACTGAGATATGCCTCCAATATCATAAGAGATATGCTTTCTACCAGCAATGTAAGTCTCATCTTCACTGACAAGACCCCAAGGAGATAGTCGCTTCATTAACTTCTCACCAAGAATCCTATCAATACGTCGAACCAAATATGGAATATCGTATAACTTACTATTCCATCCAGTGACAACTTCAGGAGTGTTGTCGATCCACCAGGCAATAAAATCATTCAACAAATCATATTCATTGTTAAACTGTTTGTAATAATGATTTCCTTGCTTTAGTTTAAATGGTCCCTGTCCCCAAGTAATAATCTCTTTTGTCGTATAGTCTTGAAGAGTAATCAATAGAACTTCTTCAGCAGCAGATTCTACATCTGGGAATCCATTTTCAGACGCAACCTCAATATCAATCGTTGTCAGTTTTATCTTACTAATATCAAATTTTATTTCTTCTTCTCGATAATTGTCTGAAATGTACTGGTAAATAAATCTCTCATTACCATAAACATTAAAGTTTTCTACACCATCATATTTTTTGATAAATTCTCTGCAATCACGAACTCCACCAGGTTTGATAGGTTCAACATATTCACCAGTCAACGTCCGATAAAAAGTCTTCTTATTAGAAGAAACAAAAAGAGTCGGGGAATATTTCTCTCGGATCATGAAGTTCTTACCGTCTTCATATCCCCGAACGAGAAATTGGTCCCCGATCATTTGGACGTTTGTATAGAATCTCACTTAGTCAAACTGTTGTACAGTTCCTTGATTCTATCAGTAGGTTCGGCAATGGTCAAGATCTTATCAGAATGAATCTTGAATTTGCTCTCAGAGGTCAGTTCACCCAACCATGGTTGAAGAGTTCCATCTCCAACAATGTTAAAAGGTTGTACTAAAATGCAATCTGGTTCTCCCAGGTCAGCAGAAGGTGCTTCTTCCAACTTAGCGATCAGTGTTCCACCAGTTTGAAAGATAATTACTTTTGGTTCCATCTCAGCAGTCCTCACATCCGTCAGTTACAATCATCGATTTTGTTTGAGAATCTTCTTCTTCTCCAAGAATATCTCTAAGGTACATAGTATTTAATTCATCTACAGGATCTACAAAGGTAACAATCCAATCCAAGGGAACAGGGAATTTGTATCCCTTACCAAGAGCAATCCAAGGACTCAGATTGATATCAAAAGCAGTTCTCCCAGTCTCTTCATTAAGTTCTGGAGTTCCTGTAGTTACAATACAAGGTTTATTAAAAAAGTATCCGACAACTTTATCTTGTAAAGTCATCTCTTCAACATCGGTAATAATTTGTTCGCCCGTTTTAATAACGGCTAATTTGACAGTCATAATTTTAATCCTTTAAATTCATTATAACGTAAAAAATAAAAGTGGGCAAGGATTGATTCTGACCAATCCCGCCCATGCAGCGACGATATTTGGGTATCCCCGCAGTTATTTATAGATAGTCCTTACGAGCATGGTGCTCAGGAACAACTTTACCGAGTTGAACATTCAGTAACCCATCCTCAAAAGTAACTGATCTAATTTCCGTATCATCACTGAGGGTCCAAGATCTGGTGAAAGATCGTTGAGCCATTCCTCTATGGACATAGTTTGTGTCTTCTCTGGATTCTTTTTGTCCTTCAACAAAAAGTTTTCCATATTCTGTGTAGACATTTACTTCTTCCTTTTTGAAACCTGCAAGTGCAATTTCTAAACGAGATTCTACATTACTTACTTGAATCAAATTATAAGGAGGATAATTGGTGGATGATTCATGTACATTGAACAGACGATCAAAATATTCGTCCATTCCAATACTATTACGATTAATCCGATCTAAAATTTGCGGAAGATCGGCAGCAGTATATCTCATGAGGTTACCCATGGTTTTAGCTCCTTTACTAAGCGAGTTTATGTTGTGTGGACCCTTACGGCATCCACTACTATTTAACCATAAACTACAAAAAAGAGTAACCGTGTTAACCGAATAATTAAATAGGGTTAACCCTCATCATATTGATGTTGAAAAATCATTGCTGCCAACTGAGTTTTTAAATGAAGAAGATATTCTTGTTCTTCTACAGGACGCTTGGGAGCACCTGGCCAAACTTCTATTGCATAGCAAATGTGATCATATAGTAAACGTAGACCAACATAGTCCATCGTCAGATCACATGTCCAAACGTCATATTCTTCTTCCATACTGATTACTCAGTAGTCTCAGTTTTTTTCTTAGATCCAATATTATACTTCTGTTCCAGAACCCAGTCGCTTTTGTCTCTATACGATAGAACTTTAATTTGATTTAAAGGTGCAATATCAATAATACTATCGTCGTTTACAACACTGATCAATCCCCAATCAGACAAAAGTCTTGCAATTCTGTTCCTCCTTTGAACATCATTAATTGTAAGATTTGCATGTTTGCCATCTAAAGCAAACAGTTCTTTGAAATGAGTGATATAATATCTACCTTGCTTATGCAGTATGTGGCAAGATTGATACAATTTTTTCTCTTTACGAGAAGCAACTCCGATACGAGTAAGAGTTTCACGAACCTTCAAAAAATCATCAGGTTCATTCAACATAACTTCGATCATCATATCAGGATTCCAAGTTACCTGAGGTTCAACAGTATTCGTCATGTTCCACCAATTTCAAGTTTTTGTTTAATGTAATCTATCTGTTCTCGTGACAAAATTTTTAATGCCTGTTGCGCCTTCTCATTACTATAACCATAGTATTGTTTGACTACATCAAGATCTTCAATTTTATCCTTTCGGAGCCAGGGAGAAAACCTTTTACGCTTTCTCAGAGTATTTATATAAAAGGAATATTGCATATCTTTATCCAAATGAGAATATCTATTCATCTCATTAGCAAAAAGAACACAATCAAGATGTCCAGATAGACATTTGTTTATAATAAAAGGTGGATATGATGACATATCCTCCGACAAATCTTCTTTTGTATGGTTAATAGAATTCAACCAATCTTTAAGTTCCATTATTTAAGAGGATAAAGTTCATCATTTTCCTTTGTCATCATCACTGGTCCCAGACAGTTATGACTATCTACACTAACATCACCAGCAATGCTAACTCTATATTCATCAGTGCCATGGTGAGGATAAACAACATGATTCAAAGCACTTGGAAATAGAATCATTGTTCCCTCATCTTCTTTAGTCAGATAATAAGGTTGTTTTTTAATTCTACCCACAGAGTCTGTGTATATGATGGTAAAATTTGCTGCTTCAGGATAAGCATCATTTGCTTCTTTTGAACGCTCAGTCTCATTATCAAATGGAAGATTCATCCAAATAACAAATGACCAAATTGATTGATGATCATGGAGTGCTTGATACTCGCCCCTTTTAGACAATCGAACCCAAAATCTACTGAATTTAGGGATTGGATAATGAGTTCCTAAAATTGCAGTAGGATACCCCCAATAATCAAGGTACTTATTAACTGCTGGACTTAGAACTTCAGACTCAAATTTACCAGTTTTATCTTGAAGACTCCACTCTTGAAAGTTATCTCTCTCAACAACTTTATTGTTGTCATCAAGAACCCATCCCCCTCTTTCAGATGAGTCTCTCACATATGACCACAGTAAATCCATATGTTCTTTGTTCAATTTCCAGATAAAAATTCCTGGATTGATCCAAGTAGTTACTTGGTAATCATTTTCATATGTCATTTTGAGAAGTAGTCGGGTAATTCATCTTTTGAGACAGACGCTGAGCATCCAACAATTGTTGCACTAGGATTTCTTGCTTTAGCAATCTCTCTAGCATCCTGGAAGTCTGTTGACTGATAGTTCTCTTTCCAAAGTTTGCCCGCTTTGTACAGTGTTACTTCTACTAACATAATTCATCAAGAGTAGTTCTTTACGTTGTTTTTGATCGCTCATATAATCACCAACAGATCTCATAGTATATGTAAGATCAAACTCTGCTGCTCTCCATTTAGAGTCAGTGAATCGATTGGTAACAAGTTGATCAGAATTGTAACTAATCATCATGTCTGTAGAAGAATTATTACAGTCCTCTGCAAACTTATCATGATCGAATCCTTTATGCATCGTACCACCCTTTGCACCATAGAGATTATCTTTGATGTCGTAAGGCGGATCAAGATAGATAAATGCATTAGATCGTTCCGAAGATTCATCTAAGATTTGATCGTATGAGTAATTAGTTATCGTCCAATTATGTATAAGTTGTTGATAACCACTTAACTTAAGAATCCCCTTTCGAGAGAAGTTGCTAACAGATGCCTGACTTGAGAATGAAGAGGATTGAGACAATCCAGAGAAGGAGCACTTATTAACAACATAAAAGTAAACAGCAGTCCACAAAGGATCTGATTTATCTTCCTCTACATACTGCTTTGCCGATAGAAACAATGCTCTAGCAGAATCTGGATCTGGGTACTTTGATTTTAATCCATCAAGAATATCTTCCATTCTTGATCCATTCTCTTGCAGTTGTTGCCAGAAAGTTGCCAGAGGATAATGAAGATCATTTACCCAAACCTTCAGATGTGGATACTTTTTGGTGAGATGTATAGCAACGCTACCACCACCAATAAATGGTTCGTGATACTCCCTGTAATCTCTTAGATCAGGGAAGTAAGGGTCCATCTTTTTACATGCCCTAGACTTACCTCCAGGGTAGCGAAGAGGAGTTTTAAGCGATTTCATAAAGTGAGTAAGGTGTGTGAATCTCTTTTGCTCGATAATGGTCCAAAATTGCTGTTACAGTAGCACCATTGATGACGTATGCCTCGGAAACATACTTCCAGTCATAAACTCCAAGAGTTCTACGTTCAACATCAATAATTAAAATATACTCAAACGTCTGATCATAGTGATCAAGACTATCTTTACGAAAGTTTTTTAAAACAACGCTAGGAGTCTCTTCCTTTTTAAAAGCATCTTTAACCTGTTTAAACTCATATCTAATATTATCTTCATCTACAAAGTCAAAACCTATCCCATCAACCCATTTCAGCATATTCTTTGAATGCTTCTCAAATGCCTTTTCAATTTTCCATGAGCGCCAACCATAACACTCTGAAGGCATTTCCTCTTTTTTAAACTGTTCAAAAATAACATCACATTCTTCCCAGAATGCTTCGAGATTGAACTCGTGCAAGTTAATCATAATAAAATAAAGTAGAAGAATCAGAGAGACAGATTCTTGTTAGGAGTAATAATAGGACTGAACATAGACTCATATTCAGTAACCATCTGTTCTTGAGTCTCAGAAATGTACATAACAAATTTCTTGTTAATTGTAAGTTCTTTAACGTCCTTAGAAAGGAGTGGAGACCAGGGAGCAAAACCAATTTGACCATTCCCCGAAGGAACAGCAACAATTGGATTTGCAAAAGTTACAGTATCATCTGTTTCTTCAACAAGATCACAGATGATATCTTCACCAGTTGTAATGCGGACGAGTTTTACGTTCATAATTAGTTGTTAAGCGATTTCATTATAGCATGGATCATTTGTCAATGATAATCATTTTGATACTAGAGTCTTCCAAAACATTCACAATTCTGACGTATGCCCAAGCAGTAAAAACTTGCGGGACAATAAAGGCAATCATTGCTACGATCCAGAACCAATAGTAATAGTTCTCTTTATTTTGTGTTCTCATTTGAATTGGCACTCCACCATAAGTTCAGTTAGACAAGCGAGCATATTTATCTCTTGGTCAACAACAAATGCAACCTGATACTGATACTTAGCCAGAATAAGAACAGCAGCAGGGATGCTACTAGGAACGAGGGATTCGTAACAAGCATCATAAATACGACGCAGAAGTACGCTAGTATCATTGTCCAAATTATTGACGACCCACTTACGTACTTCAGGAAAGTTTTTCTCCTTAAGTTTTTTAACAAGATCATCGGTTTTAAGATTACTAAACGACGCAAGAATCGCAGAGTCAATCTTACCACCCGCAGAATACCTTTGGCATTCATTTAATACCCTCCTCCAATCAGGAAAATGTTTATTAATTAATTCTACCAAGACCTTGTGATCAAATTCAACACCTTCTGCATCCAAGATTTCTTGGAGGCGTTGGAAGAAGGCTGCTGCGAGTCTTGGTTTGTCTTTGTTATTGGAGGAAAAATCAATACACGCGCACCTGGAGTGTAGTGGTTCAATGATTTTGTTTTTGTAGTTACAGGTGAAGATAAATCTACAATTGCCACTAAACTCCTCAGTAAACGCCCTAAGGAGGAGTTGTACGTCGTGTGTTGTGTTATCTGCCTCATCGATGATAATGACTTTGTGTTTAGCATCTGATGTAAGCGAAACGGTCGAAGCGAAGTTCTTCGCATTATTTCTGACGGTATCAAGGAATCGCCCTTCATCGGATCCATTGATGACATAGTAATCTACTCCAAGTTCATGGCATAGTGCTTTTGCAATAGTAGTCTTGCCACATCCAGCAGATCCAGCAAGTAAAAGATTAGGAACTTCTCCTTTATCCAGAAACTCCTGGAAAGTTTTTTTAATACCATCAGGAAGAATACACTCCTGAATGGTCTTGGGTCGATACTTCTCAACCCACAAAAATTCATCACGCATCGTCATAATCATAATCATCATATTGATCATCAGATGATTCAACCACTGCGTCGGGGTCGAATCTCCTGAAGTTAGAATTCACAAGAATTCTATTGGCGGTTGTAGTGGGACACATACCAGTATGCACGTAATTCCCTTTAAACACAACCAGTCTATTAGGTTTTGGTTCAATTCGTTGCTTTTCGGTGAGTTCCATATCTTTAGGAACATCACCCTCCATCAACATCTCATTGTATATGATAGTAGGAGCATCACTTTCCTCAATGTAAAAAATAGATGTATAATGCTCTCCATCCAAATCAACATGAGGAGCAAATACAAGAGGTTCAGGACCACGATAGGTTGTCATATCCAATCGACACCTACTCGTACTATCAAAGTTGAATAACCTCATCACTCGTTCATTCAAACCAGCAATCAACTTATGATATCTAAGCTCCATATCATAGTTTTTAGGACCATCCAATTTGTCCAAAATACCACAAGAGAATCCATAATAAAGTCTAGGGTCTCCTTCATCTTCAATTGAGATGCCAGGACGATATTCCCAATCAACATCTGCCATAGATTTTTTGAGCATTGTAAAGTGATAATGCTCCAAAAAATCATCACAGACTATAAGATCTATATCAACTAACCTCTTTGTGGATTTGAAATTAAGCATGATTTTAAATGTGTATGACTATATGTAGTCCAAAGTTTGGTGACAAATCACATTTAGAAAGAAGTAACAAGACCATTGCTGTCTGAATACTCATGTTACCAATTTAGATAGTGAGATTGCAAGTAAGAAGGATAGCATGAGAACAACGTCCCATGCTTTTGTTTTAGCAAAATATGGTATAGAAATTAGATCAGCAATAAAATTGATGATCACTCCCGCTAAAACATTGATATGAAGGATAGTAAAATAGGCAGCAATGACTCCAATGCTGCCCATAATCCTCATCGTAGTATACACCCGCATTAGAAATTAGAATCAGGTTCTAAAGCAATATAATAGGTCAGATCGTAGTCGTTGTTGGTAAAACGAGACAAAAGTTTACTAGAGATTGCCACATGATAAGAACCAGGAAGAATCTTGATATTCTCAACTTTAAAGTTGAAGCAAAATTCAGAATCGGTCTCACCAACAATGACCTGGAAGTCATTTGATGTGTCGTTTTTCTTGTCATGAACAACAAGTTTGACTACACCTGCTTCACCAACAACTGAGAGATCTGGAAGTTGGAAGGCAAGAACTGCCTTACGAACTTTATCCAACTGTTCTGTGGAGAGATCAAACTCAACATCAGTTGTAGGAAGAGTAAGTTCTTTATCTGGAGGTGTAACAATTACACTTGGATCAGCAAAGAAATACTTAGATCGTGTTTTTCCTTCCCTAATCACTACATGACCTTCATTAGCAAAATCAAGTTCTGGTTTATTGTGAAGGAACACTCCGCGAAGAAATTGATTCAAATCATAGATACCAAAGTCTTTAGGAAAGTCTTCTGGAATATCCGCTTCAGCAAGAATATTCTTCATCACTGAGATAGTGCGGAGTTTGTTGCCCTTCTTGAACAAGATGGATTGATTGATGTCCGAGAAGTTTTTGAGAAGGTTAATAGTTTTATCAGAAAGTTTCATAGGTTCCCTTAATTTCATTATGCAGTCCAGAGAAGTGGTAAAGAAGAATACAATAGTGAATCGCCTTCAAAATATCTTGCTTTGACTTACCATTCTTCTTGCCAAATCGAGACAAGTATTTAATTGCGTTAGATCGACAGAATGGTTCTGCATCACCAATACTCTCAATCAAATCCAGAGTTTGAGTCTTGGAGTCCTGAGAAGTATAGTGAGATTTGTATGTTGCGGAGAGGTACTCACGAACCTCTTTCATGGTTTTATCCTCTTCGTACTTCCAAAAACCATTGTTCGTAAGTTGATCAAGGTTCAAGTCAATTTTGTCTTCGGGTTCCATAGTAAGGTTAAATGTAAACGTATCACCTGACGCTGTGCCAGGATTACCAGTCAAACTAATGCCATCCTCTTCCCAAAAATCTTGACTGGAATCTTTGAATGGATCTGGGCGGTTAGGGTCATTACGATCATAATCGTAATAGTATTTGGAGTGGTCTGCCATAGTAGTTTCCATAATAAAAAAAGAGGGAGGCATTATTATCCTCCCATATTATATCAGGATCCGAGTTCTTGGTCAATGATCACTTCTTCAGCAGTAGCAGTGATGTCGAAGTCAGCATCAACCTTATCATACAGTTCCAAGAACGCTTGCTTAGTATCATCGTCAAATCGATTGATACAAACCTGCATTGCCTTCTCCTTGTTACCAAAGATCTCATATGCCTTGACAATATGAACAAGGCGACGAGTACTGATAATCTCTTCGATGCCACCATCGTAGAAAGTCTTGCGAATGATGTCTGCCCAATCTACAAGACGTTGACAGAATTCATCATCACCACAGATCTTACGAAGAATGTTCTTCTCAATAGTAGCAGTAGGATAAGACTGCTCAAGAGTCACAGGGAATCGCTCAAGGAACGCCTCATTAAGAACATTAGTGCCAATGAAGCGACCATCATCAGAACCCTTGCCCTTGGTATTAGCAGTGGCGATGACATTGAATCCAGCGGTAGGTTGAACGAACTTACCAATCTTCTTCAGGAACACACCCTTACCTTCAAGGATGGACTGGAGACAGAGAATCTTGTTGGAAGCAAGGTCAATTTCGTCGAGTAGCAGGATTGCTCCTCGCTGGAGTGCTTCCACGACAGGTCCGTTATGCCAAACTGTTGCCCCATCAACAAGGCGAAACCCACCAATAAGATCGTCTTCATCAGTCTCAATAGTAATATTTACACGGATGAGTTCCCGACCCAACGTTGCACACGCTTGCTCAACCGAGAGCGTTTTGCCGTTGCCAGACAATCCCGTAATGAACGTTGGATAAAATAGACGGGACTGAATAATTTTTTTAATATCAGTGAAGTTGCCAAACTTGACGAAGGAATCATCTTTTTGCGGAATAAGGTTTTGTTCAACAGCAGGCAGTGCAGGAGGTGCCTGATAGTTCTGCTCCAGTTTTTCCTGGATAGTCAGGTTCCACTTGCCACGACTGACTTTGCAATCAGCAATTTTATTAGTAACGGTCTGATAGTTGACATCATTCATCGCACACCAAGCGCGAATGTCTGCTGCAGTCACAGAATCTCCGTAGAGATCTTGCAGAGAACTGACGATGCCTTCTTTGGAGAGACCCATTGGATTTGTTTGAACTGAAGTTAGTATAGTGGACAGATGGGGGGACTCAGGTCCCCCGTGGACAGTTTATCAAGCGACCAGATCGATGAACTCATTCAAGACTCGCTTGTTCATTTTCTTAGTGCGAAGACTCTTGACAAATGCACTCTTGATCTGAGATTTGGTTGCATCTTCTTTGACATCAAAGGTGTTATCCTGCGCCAAAGAAGTGGCAGACATAGCGAAGTAGGAATGATATCCAGAATTAGTGATCGTAAATGCACGTTCCTTCCTCCAGACAGCATGGATGCGATCATGATCATCATTCCATCGACCATAGTAGCGGGCAATGAAACCGTGAGCATCACGACCTTCGAGGACACGGATACCAATAAAGTTAGTATCCTTAAATTTATCCTTGAGATGAGTCAGGAGGACATCAGTAACCTCATACCAATTACCATTCAGAGAATAAGTAGTTCCAAGTTTACGGTCACGAAGAATGCAATTGTTGTTGCAGACTTGACGAACACCTAGATAAGGTTCATTCTCCCAGTGTCGCTGAACAGTCTTGTGATACTTCAGAGGAGGTGCTTCACCATCAGTGAGAACCACACATTGAACCTTCTCAACATTGTTCTTCTCTTTGAATTGAGGAATAATCTCATGAAGAGCGATAAGAGTATCGTTCAGAGGAGTTCCTGACAGGGACAGATTGCTGGGAATAGAATAGTAAGTGTAGTAATTCCGATTGAATCCTTCCGCAATACGGAAGATAGTCTTCATCTGGTTGTCCAGTTCTTTAACCTTTGTCTTGCTAGAGAACATGTTCATCAAAGAGAACTGCTCATAAACTTGCAAAACACCATCCTGCTTCTTATATGTATCTGGAACAGACTTGTAAACGCGATCACCATTCTCATCAACAGTGAATCCAAACTTAGGGAAGTCACTAGTAAAGGCATATACCTCGAAGGGGATGCTGACCTTCTTGCAGAACCAGATCAAGTTGAACAGTTGCTTGACAGTATCTGTAAGAACATCTGACATAGATCCAGACCAGTCAAGAATGAAGATCAATCCATGGTTCTTGCCATCAGGAACAACACTGACCTTCCTGAACAAATCTTCATTGTACTTATAGGTATGAAGTTTGGTGCAATCCAAAACACCAGTACGAGCAGTGGTAGCACGAGCATATGCACTGGCAGACTTACGACACTCAAACTCCTTTACCAAATAGTTGACTTCTTTTTGAGCAGACTTCTTAAAGTCAGAGTACCTCTTATCGACTTCATAGAAGTACTTTGGATCAACATGATCCCAACACTCAGGAACCGACTGATAGACTTCATCATTCGGAATGA